ATGACGTCATCCGCATCTAGGGCTGGCTTTGGGTTCTTACGGTCCTTAGGATCCTGACAATCCGCAGAATCTTTAACACCCTTAGAGAGCCGTTCAGAACCTAGGTACAAGGTTGGACCTTCGGGACGAAGTGCCGTCCGTCCAGTCTTAGTGTGTGGCGTCCCGTCAAGCCTACGCTGCCGTTCCATCGGTGTCAAGCCTTTCTTGACCACCTCATAGGAATCATCCACAGGGAACAGACCGGCAGGATCCGCAGTAACCAGAGGTTTAGGTGCCCAGTGCCCGCTCATCGACTATTCTCCATCAGAGCCACCACATCATTGCCCATACGGGTTAGGTATTGTTCAAAGAGTGTCGCGGCGCTAGTGCTAAGGGTTTGTTCTACGGCGTTTTCGGGAGTGCGCTCAGAGACTGACAGGCTCTTAGCTGTGTGATATAGACCCAGCGTAATAGCGGGGACATCCTCGGATGTTAGGTTCGTGGGCACGTTCAACTTCATGAGGTGGTAACGCTACGTCCTGGGACTGTGCCGCCACCTTGGCCACCGTTGTAGTTCAGAACCTCAGCAATGTGCTGTGCCACGCGAAAACGGATCATCGCGATTTCCTCTGGAAGAAGATCCAGGTGAACAGCGCCCATAGCCGTGGCCATCATAGGATCCATACTACCATCAAAGCAGCCAGGAAAAATAACCTGCAGGGCAATGAGATCTTCTCCGTCCAAGGGTGCCACATTCTGCTTGTACTTACGCACAGCGTCAATGACCTTGTGTGTGGCGTACTCCATGTCCAGGACGCCATTGAGGTAGCGCCGGAACATCTTGTTGCCATTAACGCGGTCTGGTGGCGTGCGATACGTCGGATGGATACTGGCGGTCTGTGAAGCGATATGCTGATCGTTTACGTAGTCCGTCTTATCCTTGGCCTCGCTGTAGTTGCTGCCCATGGACTTCAGAAGCTCCGTGTTGTCTTCCTGAAAGCGCACCGGGCGGCGTGGTTGGTTGTTACTCATGTTTCTTACCTCCGAACAGGGTAGAAGTGTTTTTCGACTCCCTCTTTGGGCCATCTCGACGGTCGGTCTTCTTCTGTTCAGAGGTCAGCTTATCCTTCAGTCGCGCGGAAGCACCTTCTTGTGGTTCATCCCCGGCTTCCTTATGTTTCTTCTTCTTCTCTGACTCTAGATGCTGCTTATACTCCTCTGCGGTCCCGAAGTACCGATACTTCATGGATCCGTCAGGATGACGACCGTCAGGCTCACGACGGTAGTACTTGGCATTCGGGCGCTGTCCACCTGCCTCAGAACTCCCCGCACTGCCTCCGAGGAGCCCTTCCTGATTGGCCTCTGCAGATCGCTGTCCTCTGCCTGTGCGCAAAAAGCCAGCGGCGGCGGCGTTGCTGCGAGCGCGTCGCGCGGCGTGGCCGCTCTTGCTTAGGTCGTACAGCGATTCATGTAGATAGATTTTCATTGGCGGCTCCACAGGGGCGTAGCTTCACTGGTCTTCTTGCTGTCACAAGTAACGCAGGACAAGCTCTTGTTCATGCGACCACAACCTGTGCAGGATTTGTACACAGACGAATCGCCCAGTGGCTGGGCTTCCATGTGGATTTTTCGTACTGGAACCACTGGTGGTTCCCGGAGGTCCTGGGCACGCTGGGTACCACGACCTGGTTGTTCCCCGGCGATACCGGCAACCAGAGGCACGTCACCCGGGGCAACGGCTGAGTGTCGTTGTGCTTGCTCGTACTTGGCAACACTAGCTGCCAGCCTAGCACGCTTGGCAAGGCTGCTGACCACGCGAGCGGACAAAGCCTTAGCCACGTCATCCATAGCACCAGAGGCTGTGGATTTGCCCAGCATATTCTTACGCTTATTTGGCTCTTCCTCGACGCCGTCAAACTCCTCGATATTACGAGACTCTTCACCACGGTCGTCGGGCGGACCCTTGGACAACTTGGTCTTGTTCTTCATAAGGTCCGGTGGCTCCACAACGCTTAGAGACTTCTCTTCGTTCTCAGACATATTATCACCCATTTTAACAGACTTGGTGCAATCTAGCAAGACGCCTTTTATAAGCTTGCCCCTATAGTGCTGTAACTTCTCTTTAAAGACCCCCACCGGCATCTCCTTCATAGTCCTGAAGAACTTACCCGTGGTGTAGTGGGCTAGGTACGCGAGTTTTGCCTGTTCCGGCGTATCAAACCCTAGCATCACCTTCTGCTCGTCAACCTCTCGGAATTTAGGTGCCTTATTCTGTGTAATCACATACACAGTAGGGGCCTTCTTGTTCTTTCCCACAAACACATCTACCGCGTCACCGTCAGTGCCCATAGTACCACGTACATACCCATATGGGTGTTTCATGATCGTAGTACCTGCTTTGCCAGTTCCTTCGTCTTTCCAGTGCCTAGCAGAACCCTTGGGGTTCTCTACCGAGACTGGCAGCCCTTGGAAGTCAATCCGACCTTTGATGCGGTGAGCAGGCATCACACACCCCGAGTAAGGTCCTTATAAGCATCCAGACTCAGTTCAATCATACCTTCTTGTGACTTTTTGAACGACCCAGCGTACTTCGGTGCCGTGTTGGGCTGTTCAGGTGCTGGAGCCTCCGCTTGTGCGGGAGCAGCTGCAGCACCACCACCAGCACCTCCAGCCGGAGCAGCTTGTTCCTGGGTGTTCTTAGCTTGCTCCTGTTGGAACCTGGCCTGCCGCGCCTGGATGTACGTCGGGTTCAGGATCATATCACCGTCTTCCACGTCCGGAAGGTCCTCGGCACGCCGAATCTCATTCAGCGTCATGTATGAGGATACCTGCTCCTGGCGCAGTTGGTGCTTTTCCTGCTCTGTCAGCTCATCCAGACCTACGAAGTCAAAGACAAACCGATCATCAATCTTGCTGATGATGTTCTTGTTGACAAGCTTAGCCAGGAAGCGGAGAAGGGGCTTCAAGCCACGGTCGCGACTAGCCTTGAGCTTCCACTCCTGGCTTGACTCAAACAACGGTGTCTGCTGAACACCGCCATGCAAATCGAAGTTCAGCTCCGCCGGATCCATTAGGAACACGGCACAGGTGATCTTAATTAAGTATTCCACCCACTGCCCGTATTCCATCTCACGGTTACTAGGATGCAAGTCGATCCACTCGACCCCTTGCTCCGCTTGGAGGATTGGGGTCTTCCAACTGTTCTCCACCCCCTCAAGGTTCGCGCGCCACTGCCGCTTGAAGCCTTCCAACTGGTCTGGTGTGAAGTTTTCACCCTTGAAGTTGAGTAAACCCTTCGGCGCCGACCCCTGCATGAAGAAGCGCCTGTTGTATTCCTCGGCGTACAGATGTGCCGTGAGGATGGTGATAAGCTGCTCCATCTCACCGTACCCGTAACCCTGGATATAAATATCCGTTCTGGGGTTGCGGACACCGAAAGCTAGTTCGTTCTTGAAGTACACATTGCGGATCTGACCGTTGATGAGCTGGATGAACTCAGGGCGCTCCCCGTTCTTCTGCCCGAAGATCTGCATAGCGCGGAAAGGCGCATATTGATCCTGTGTGAGCAGGGTTTGTGAAATGGGTGGGGTACGCTCTTGGTAGGTACCATCAATCCCTAGGATCTGATTTGGAGAGGCAATCCGGATGGTAGCGGCGTCGACAGCCATGAATTCATAGGGCTGATTGCGCCGGTCAGGGACGATCTCGAAACAGTTGTGGTTGAGGAAACCGTTAGCCACGTAGCTGTGGTCTTCCTCTACCTCTAGGTTGTACACGGGCTTGGCGGTAGCCTTGTACTTAGACACATCGGAGACACGAATACACAAGTAATCCCCGTGCACATGAACGCTGTCGTGTGGGCGTGCCGGTGGCACGTACGGGAGACCATTAGTGGCAGCGAACACACCCCAGTTGGGACCACTCAAGCTCGCTTTATAGATGGTTTTGTTTCTGCGCACACCATCTTGAGTCTGATACTCTGCCGCCGGTTGAGTGGCTACAGATGTATAGATTTTTCTAGCCGCCAAAAGAATGCGCAGACCTGAAAGCAGATTTTTGGAGATAGTACCAAGACCTATTCCAGACTTCTTGATGTGGCCATCTCCTTGCAGGTAGGCAGCTACATAAGCATCGCGCACAGCTTCTGTGGCGTTGAACATAAACTCAGGTACATGCTTGTTTATAGAGCCCGTACCACAGTTAGCAGCGAGGAATGTGGCCAACGCAGAAGAATTGAGGACTACTGTAGTAGCTCGGCGTGTGCTGTACTGCACCAAAGTATGGGAAATACCATACTTGTCACCAAAGGCTATAATCTCGTCTACGTAGCTTTGCTCCTTTTCGTGGAAAGTAAAGGCAACACCATTAATCTTCTTATTAGCATACCTGGCGTTGCCTTCAGCGGTGTAAAAACCTAAAATACGGCCCCACTGTGCATCAATATGGGTCAAAGGCTCTTGAACACGCCTGGGCTGTGATGTCACACCCAGCTCGTTAGCAACTGCCAGAACCTCCTGCTCTGTTGCTGAGCCTTTGTGCTTATAACTGCCCGATAGAATTGCACGTACTGTTTGTTTGTGTACACCTGTT